ATATGAGCTTCCGCTCTTAAATGTATCTCCAAACTTTGCTTGATATTCTGAATAAGAATTTACAACAGTTGGAATACCAGCCGGACCTTTTACAGTCGGGCCAATAAGAGCCGCCCCAATTTCTCCAATAGCTGCTGGTAAATACGTCTGATCAATCTCATTCGTAAATACACCTGGGCTAATGACTTTTTCACTTGATGGCATATTGTTTCTCCCGTTAAATTGTTAAATGCAAAAAATAAATATATCTTATCATAAATAAATATACCATAAGAATATCAAACAGTTATTATTTATTGAATAATAGGTTATTTTTCTTCAGAAATTGAAGTATTAGGTGTAAATACACCAGATTGTGGATCTAAAACGCCATCTCCGTACTTTTTGTTGATCTCTTCGATGAAATTCTGCTCTTCATTCTGTGTTGTTTCAAGTTTATTTTCTAGCTCTTCTACGAAATTATCTAATGAATCTAACTGTCTGTGAGTTCGAAGTTCTTGGATTTTAGCTTGACCGAAAGCTGCTTGAATTTCAGAATATGTTTGTTGAAATGCTGCTAATTTATCCATTTCGTCTTGTGTGAATTTGATTTCTGCTTTTGCCATATGAAACCTCCATTGTTAGTTTGTTGTTGTGTAAATCATATATAAATATATACTAAGGTTAGAAAAACAGCAAATTATTTTTTAATTTGTGCATCTGATGCATCACCTTCAAATCCAAATACGACTCTTGATGGTGATAATGTTTTACCTAATTCAGCTGTTTTTCCATAAATATTATCAGTAAATTCTGGAATCATATAAGCCTTAATTGAAATTGATAATTCATTCTTAATAATTCTCTCACTATCTACTGACATTTCTGATGCGTCGCTTATACTACCATCTAATGATGATAAGAATTTGTAATTTTCTGAGGACCCGAAATATGTTTCTAGATGTTCAATCCAGAGATTATTCAATTGGTTCATCTGCTCCATATAATTTGTTGCCATAATTATTGAATATGTACATACAACAAAATCTGGCATTCCTGTTATAATCGTTTCATAAACTGGTTGTTTATTTGTCTGAACTGAAAATCTATCATATCTATTCACGTTTGACCATTTTTTTGATCGAGATACTTTAATAAACTCCCCTCTAATATCATGATCAAACGAAAGTGGCATATCATCGTTGAACGCAACATCTGTTCGTTTCATTATTATAACAGGTAAAACAATTGAACCGTTCTTGTCTCTTAACACACCATTTTTTCGAACTGATTTCCAGCGTTCTTCATTACCGTATAGTACAGGAACTTTAATAACTTCTCCAGCTTCTTTAATTACAGGTTTCATTACATCTTTAACGTGGCTCATGACAGCCGTATCAATATCTTTTAATGTTATAGCGAATCCTTTAGAGAAATCTTTTCCTGGAGTTACTGATCTCTCTTTATTGCCTATACGCACAGATTCACTTTTCATCGAGCGTTGAGCAGCTCGATTTGTCTGTTCCTTTATTACAGCTTGTTTATTTGATATGCTTTTAACTGCCATTTTTCTTTCGTAGCTCTCTTAATTTACTTAATTTATTATTTACCTTTCCCTCAATTACTTCAGATTTTACAGCATCATCTTTAACTTTTCCAATTGCAATTTCTCGTTTGATATCAACTTCAATTGCCTTTGTTTCTGGTATTTTAACTTGTCCACCTAACATTTTTGCTGTTATCGATGTTGCAAGTTCATCAATATCAATATTACCGGTTTTGTTTATATACGGCTCTTCATAAATATTTGTTTCTGTAATTTTTTTAGTCCCCTTTTTCGGTAATTTTGGGCTTGAAACAACACCATCGCTTTTAATTATGATTTTTCCGTCTGTTAAAGGTTGAACTGCCACGTTATCTCTTATACAATCTGTTAAATTCAACATCAGTTATAAATCCACCGACATCTTTTTCAATATCTTTTGGTGATACTTTTCTCAATTTATTTTTTTCTAACCTAATTCTATATATAGCTCTAAATTTTGGATGAGTTCTTACGAATTTAAGAAAAGATTTTTCACCTTTAAAATCGTGTTTGCCTGTATAATAATCAGTCCCGTCAAATGCTACATATTTCTCTAAATTATCTTTTGTTTTATCGAAATAGTATTCTACTTCTTCAAACAATAGTTCTTTTAACTTGATCATTTCCAAACTTTCCTTCCGTTCCAGATTCCACCTGGTTTAATATTCCATAAATCTACTCTTATCATGATTTTTACATTTTCATCATAATAATCAATCCATTGATCTTTTCTATTTACTCTCTTAATAGGAAAATAGAAATATTTTTTCTTATACTCGCGTTCCATAAAATCACCTCTTTTTGGTATTGATTCTGTTATTAATTCTTTTAATTTAATCATTTTAATCCTCGCCTCTCTTAAAGTTTTCTCAATTCATCTGCTAATTGTTTTCTTGCAGCAGTTTTGTTTTTTGATTTCAAAGCTATATCATAATTTTCCCCTTCCGCGAAGTCAAGAAAATCTTAATAATTATCAAAATCTCCATTCCTGTCTGGGTAAGCTATTATTACTCGAACCATACTTTTTTGTTTAGCAATAGCAGAGAGCCTTCCGTCTTCATTTAACCTTTGAATTTCTTCTCTGATAATTTCTTTGAGTTTTGATTTTGTTAGTTTCATTTTATTACCTTGACGTTTTCTTTTCCAATTAGATTATACAATTTACCTAAAATGACGTGATTCACACTTACTTCGACCTCTTCACCAACTTTAGGCATTCTCCCAATCCTTCTCAATAAATTTTTATAAATAGGTGCTTTCGACCTGAACATGTTAAATAACATTGGTGTTACTGTTATTCGAACGAGTTTAACGTTTTCCCTTTCAGTGAGTAATTCCTTTAGCTTAATCACTTACTTCTCTCCTCAATCTGTAAGCTTGATACTCTCGCTCTATGAGCAATAGCCTTTATCATATGCTTAAATGCCTGATGCCCACCAATTAACTGTGGTTCAGTTACGGAGCCTATTTCCCAATAAATATCATTCCATTCAACAATATCTCCAATTTCTGGATAGAAATTAGCATCTTTTAGAGTTGTTCTGTGAAAATACATTTCTAAATTAGCATGAAAATCTGTTCCTAAATCATCTAATTCATGTGTAGGTTCCTCAAATGAGATTAAGCAATTAACCCTAAAGCCGGCTTCAAAATATTTTGTTGGTGATTCACCATAAATATTATCATCTGTATCATCAACTGATACTTTATATACATCGACATACTGTCCTAGAATATCATCAATGAGCTCCTCATTAAGAGAATCTATGAAATCGATTTCTTTTTGGCTAATAAATAGCGGTCTAGTTTCCACTGTTTTTACACTCCTATCCTTTCAAGAATTAAATTATTCTTTTTTGCTATATTATTTTTTTCAATATCATTATAATAATTTCGTACCTGAAAATCATATTTACATTCATCTAACGTCAATGGGTGATAAAACTCCCCGTCTATTTCAATGAGTTTATTTTCAGGAGGAATATAAAAATCATAATACTTGCCCTCTAATTGATAGTTGTATATATACTCTTTGTTTTCCGCAATCAAAAAAGATTCATATTCTTTTTCGGGCTGTGATTTTTTCCATATATCACCTCTTGTAACCGCGTCGAACCCCTTTCTTGATTTTATCCTCAAGTCAGGTAACCATTTATCTTTACCTACACGATCTCTAAATTTTTTCCAGTTATCCTTATTAGCCTCACACCTTTCTTGATAATTATCTCCCCAGCTTCTTTTTTGTTTTTTTGAAATTTTCTCATTCCACTCAGCTGTATAAACATGCTTAAACTTTCCATCTAAATGAGCCTTTGCCGTCGCCCCTGACATCCTTTGTAATGTAGCATTTGACTTGTTCTGAAAAGAAGATATTTGAGATTTTCTATATTCTTCTTCACCCCATAAACTTTTAAGTCGTTGGGATACATGCTCCCTTAATTGGATATCCACAGTTTCTGCGCCAGGGTACATTTTTAGGTAATCATCATCAGTTATCCCGTGCGATTTTAAATGCATCCCCGCTATTCTTATGAATGATTTTTTACATATTTGACAGGTAATCATAAAGTTTCCCTATATTAAATAACACTCCAAATACAAAACTTCCGATATAAATTTCCAATGGCGACTTAGAAAGAAGCTCCTGATTCGCAGCTGCTGTATCAGCTTCAGCTCTTGATCTCTCAGATAAAGTAACGCTTTCAAGAAATTCTGAAAGTTCTGTTAGTAATGCTTCTTTTTCTTCTCTCCCTTCCGCTTTTAATGCTTCACCGTCCATACTAACTTCACTATTAGGAAGTGGTAATGAAGCATATTTACTTCTAATAATACCTAAAAGTTCTTTTGACAGTGCTAATGTAAATTTTCTAATCCATTGACGTCCAGCTGAATTAATTTCATTATATGAAATAAATTTATACGGTGCATTACTCGGGTCTGTAACTTTATTAGTTGTATATGATCGTGCTGTATCTGCAATATCATCTCTAACAAAATAACTGAACCATACTTTATCCCCATCATCGGCTGAATCTGGAATGGGGAATATTTTTAGTACATTATTTGCGAGATGAAATGAATAAGCGGATTTCCTAACAATATCATTTGTCTCGATTGCCTGAGCTCTTGTAATATCATATGATATAGGTCTCATTGTATAAGTAACTGCAGGTGCTGAATTTCCGAATCCAAATGCATCTAACATCTGTCTCTGCTCAAATGATCCTGCAAACGGATCGTAAAATCTTGTTATAGCAGAAGGGCCTTGATTGTATACTCGCTGAATTACTAATCTCTTTCCACTCTCAGAAACTTCTGCCCAGTCCTGCAAATTGTAATCTTGCTGATCATCTACAAGCGTTATCGAACCACTTCTTAATGTAACGTCACCACCAATTGCAGCTGCCTGACCATACTGTTCTGATAATACGAAGGTCGACCCCATATGAGGGTGAACTGTCTCATTGCTTCCAGTGCCTAACGAACCTGATATTCTATCACTGGCTCCATACTGCTCCCATAACCAATTTTTCATATTGTAATGATTAATATGCAAAGAATATTCAGATATAGCTTCTTCAAAACAAGTATAAATCGAACCACTATTAAATTCTAATTGCATAACTGGATGGCCTAATCTCCGCGCGGTCCATTTACATACATTTATACTATCAGTTACAAACGTAGAATCGGAATCGTATATACCGTATGGTGTAGATCCCGTTACTTGATTTGCATCAGTTGGGTCTTCATATATGTAATTAAATTTTGACATCTATATTTCTCCTATGTTCTAAGTTCATATATAAATATCAAAAAGAAATGAAATTCAGCAATAATTTACCTGGCTAGATCTGAAGAATGTATTTTAGATTTTACAAAAAAAACAATTAGTTTCAATAATATGATATAATTAATTCGTCTTTATTATTATTACCTGCCATTTGGATTATGTCCACTTTGGTATTCTCTTTTATATGGAAATTGTGATAATAACTTAATTTTTTGACCACACCCACATTTACAATACTGTATTTCATTATTAAATATATATTTTTTAACATATTCTATTTTTGTTATATTATGTTCCATTCTAATATGATATGATAACAATCGTTCTGAACCAAATATTTCTTTACATATTTTACATTCAATTTTGTTGGATAATGCTCTTTGATTGTAATCTTTATATTTATATCTAAATTCACTATATTTATCAACATATTCATTAGTTGTCATATTATGTGAATCTCTTAAATGGTTTGAAAACCCAACTGTGGTATATTCATTTCCACATATATCACATTGCATTTTATTGATTCTTCTAACATTCTTTTTTTTATATAATTTACTTTTCCTAAATTCACCAAATCGATTAACATAATCATCTACTGATATATTGTGTTTTGATTTTATATGACTAACTATACCATATGAAGATATTTTTTGATTGCATATCTTACATATGATATTATTTGCTTTTGTGTATTTATTTCTTTTCATAATTATATCTCCTATATATAAATATACCAGTTTTAGAAAAAAAATATAACTTTTTTATATATCTACAAAATAATACAAAAAAAGAGGCTAAAAATTAATTAGCCTCTTTTTGTAGCTCGTTGTTTTTCAACAACTTACATTAACTGATTATACCAGATCTAATCCATCTACATAGATTTTTCCGTAAAATTCTGGTCGAACCATTTTCTTGGCATATCGTGTCATTACGCCTTTACGTGGAGTAAAGTCGTTAGGATCGTATACAAGAGGTGTCATGATAAGTGGTACATATGGAGCATATACAGCACCAGTTTCAAGGAAGTTACTTCCGCGGAAACCAACAAGAATTGTATTTTCAGTCATATACGGATTCTTGTAAACTGTCCAGCGGTTTGAAATTCCACCGATTTTCTGTACGCCCATAGCGAACTGTTGTTTATCACCATCAGTATCAGCCATATATCCTGGTAGAGATTCAAGAATTGTAGCTACAGTTGGGCCACAAACAACAAAGTTTGCTCCACCACGCAGTGTTAATTTATGAATTTCATTGGATACTTTCTGAACTTTACCAATAAGTGTCTGCCACCATTCGAATTTGGTACCTGTGAATGTTCCGCCAGCAGATGTGCTAAATGCATTATTTGCTGCGTTATATTCGTTACCAATTTTTGCTGACCAATAGTCAACTGTTTGAGCATCACTGATAAGCATATCGAGGATTTCAAGATCGATTTCCATTGATACGTATTCAGTTAACATTGATGTCAATTCAGCTTCACCGTCAACAGAATGATAAGCATTCAAGTCTTGAGCTAATTCAGGTGTCCATACAGCTTTCAGCTTTCTGGTTTTAGCAACAATTGCTCTAGATTTCAATTCGATATCTACTTGCGGAATCTGTAAAGAATCTGATGTAGCATCACCTGTAGTATCTTCAAAGTCACCACGAACTGCTTCTGTAGTGTATTTTGGATAATGTAGAGTCATTGATTCGTCAATGAAATCATCAGCTGATGAGGCAGAAGCGAACCATGTAAGTGTTCCTGCTACACCGTCTGTACCATCAATCGAGAATAGTTCTGGAAATACTCTGTTAATTGCATCTCCAGCACCAATATCGGCACCATTTGGATTTCCTGCACTAATTGAACCAGATGCGATAACAGCTGCTCTAATAGCAAGCTTATCTACATTAGTTGCTGTAATAGCACTAGTAACTTTAAAGATTTCACCAGCATTTACAGATGAACTTAATTCAGAATTGAAATTGATGTCTTTCCATGTAGCTTGTGCTGCACTTGCGATATCAAGTGTTGTATCTGAACCAGTTGCCATTGTGTATCCATAACGACCTGCGCCATAGAAACCGCCAGCATAACTGTCTTCACCGTAAGGTGCAGATGAACCAGAAGGACTGTATTTACCAGTTTTACCATGAATTGATTTACTATCATCAAATCCCATACGGTTCGAACCATATTGGAAATCAAGATAGAATACAAGACCTGATGGTAAATTCATTGGTTGAACAGAAACAAATTCTTGAGCAGCAATCTCACCAAAAATTCTACGAACTAATGGAAGTGCTACACCAGACCATTCCTCATCACCCTTATATGCGCCGGCTGAACCAGCTGAAGGGCTTGTTGAGGAAGCTTCTTTAATAAGCTCACGTGCCTGGTTTTCAAGAAGTTGTGCCATTCCACCTCGATCGAAGTCACCTTCAAGACCATCAAGTAGACCAGTTTTGTCCCATTTTTCAGTAAGCGCTTTTGCTTGGTCTCGCTGTTTTTGATATCCAGCTGTTCCAAGTAGCGCTTCATTAATATATTTTGACATTAAACTTCTCCTAAGTTAAAATGTTATTTGATTAATCCTGCAAGTTTTCTAAACCTTTCTGCAACTTCAACTTCCTCTGTAATCACTTTCTTTGATTCTTTGGAAGGCTTAGTTGATCCAGTTTTTCTACTTGCGGATTCTTTAATTTTCGATTTGCGTACTATAACATCACCGCTCTGAAAACTCTCAGCTAATGTAGTGTAAACAAGTTTGATTTCGCGAGTTGTTTGTGCTCTATCAAATGTTTCTACGACTTTAAGTTTCTGGTTATTGTCAAGTGCAAATTCCTTAAACAGTTTATTTGTGAATAGAAGTTTAGCATTTAGGATGTTAATCTCATGAAGTTTATCTTTCAAGAAATGAACAGCTTCTTTGTACTCTTTGAGTTCAGCTTTGATTTCTTCGATTTCTTCAGCTTCAGCTACTTCTTCAGCTTCTTCTTCAGCTTCTTCTTCGTCTTCGTCTTCCTCAAAAAGAGATTCATCAACTTCGAATTCCTCTTCTTCGTCTTCAACTTCAGCTTCAGCTTCAAATTCCTCTTCTTCAGCTTCGTCTTCAAACTCTTCATCTTCAACGAGTTCATCTTCAAGTTCTTTGATAATAGCTTCAAGATCAAGATCTCCAATTTCTTCCTCATCTTCAATGTCTTCTTCCTCTTCGACTTCGATTTCTTCTTCGTCTTCTACAGGAACTTCATCTTCGACTTCTTCCTCTTCGACTTCGATTTCTTCTTCGTCTTCTACAGGAACTTCATCTTCGACTTCTTCCTCTTCAACTTCGATTTCTTCTTCATCCTCTACAGGGACTTCATCTTCGAATTCTTCATCTTCATCTTCACGAAGTTTAGCTGATAGCATCGATTGGAGATGTGGAGTAAATGCTTCTTCTAACGCCATTTTAGCATTCGCTAGAGCAGTTTCACGTACAGCTTTAGCATCAGCAATGGCTTCTTTCAATAGATCGCCCATTAATCTTCTCCTAATATTTGTTATTTGGAAATATAGTTATTATAAGAACTATAATAATATTCTATTTATTAGACTCCGTAAAGGTGGGAACGGAGTATTGTTGTGTATATAAATATAACCTATCTTAAAAAATACACTAAAAAATATATTTATTTTTCATTTTCTTTATTATATTTTGCCCTACTTTTAGCTAAATTTTTAGCTCGTCTACGTTTTTCTGATGGTTTTGTGTAATACGACTTCTCTCTTAACTCTACCAATAAATTACTATCTTTGACTTTTTGCTTTAATTGCCGAAGTGCAAATTCTATATTATTATTTTTGACTTCAACGTAGAGTCCCTGAAACTTATCTTTCTTTTTCTTTGGCATATAACCTCCTATTATGTTAATTTGTAACGTATATTAAATATTCCACAACTCATCAACGATTTGTTGTGCGCTCATATTTATTTTTCGCATTTCTCTTTTAATTCTCGAATCTTTTAGGATATCAACGACTTCTTTTTTTGATACATCACCATCTGGATATGATTGATTAAGCCTTGTTGCAACCTGCCCCATAACCTCAGCATAATCTGGATCATCACGTCTCATATCTTTTGCTAGAAATTCTGCATTTCTGGATAGATATTGTGAATCTCTTTTAGGTGCTTCATCCAACTTTTGAATTTCTTCTCTAATGAGTTCTCTTAATTGTGTTTAGTTAGTTTCATTATATTTGCTCCTATTCCACTTCATATCTAACCGATTCTGAATTCTTCTCCATAAAATTCACTTTTAGATAACCACTTTTTGAATTTTTTATGGTCATTCGATGTAGTTGCATATACATACAAAGTATCGACACTCTCATTCAACTTCTGAATTTCTTCTCTTATGATTTCTTTAAGTTTTGTTTTTGTTATTTTCATTTTAATTTCCTCATTACATATGTTTTACTAAATTGAATTGTATCACCAATTTTGGCTTTCTTTCCATCAATATTTTTTTTATCTTTATTCTTTCCTAACCTTTCCACTGTTCCTTGAAGTACATTTGATCTCGGAAATAGTCTTCCGATTACAACTGCAATGGTCCCATCAAATAATTCTACTTTGGTTCCCTTTTTGATTCCAACTTGACCTGGATGGCCGCTTGGATGTCTGGTCCCCAAGGCTTCTGTGAGTAGTTCTTTAAGTTTAATCATTTTATTTATATTCCTTAAAGAATTCCCTCATAGCTACACCGAATTCCCACATCTCATCTTCATTTAACTTTGGGAATAATGAGCGCCTCCATTTATTGATTATTTTAGTAGCTTCACTCTTTCCTTTATTTTCATTCAGTAGTTCTTCACGAATGATTTGTTTTAGTTTTGTTTTTGTTAATTTCATAATTTTACTCCTAACTTTTTAAACCAAGGTTGTTTTTTTAATTCCTTTTCAATTGCATTATACAGCCAATCACCACTAACTCTTCCTTTATACTCAGGATCATATTGTAGGGCCCTAACAGTATCTTGTACCATAGATTGGATATCAATATATCCCATATCCTTAACTATATCAATAATAGTTCGTTTATGCTCAGCTGCGAATTCTTTTGCTAGCTGTTGGTATTCCCCACTTGATAATTTTTCTTCACTTAATCTTTTAATTTCTTCTCTGATGATTTCTCTAATTTTTCCTACAACTGATTCATTTTTTTTAATTGATTCTAAGTACTTACTCGCAACATATCGTTCTTTACCATACTTCGCATGTTCCCATTTTTTTCTTAATGAATTAGGCATTAAATCATATTCTTCCGACATACTATTATTAACAAACCAAGCAACCCGTCTTGCGTCCGCTATAACAAGCTTTCTATATCGATTTTCTTCTAGCGTTTTCATAAATCTCCTAATTTCTTTAACTGTTACTCTTTTCATTGTTATATTCTCCTACAGTTTTTCATTATATAACCGTTTCATTATCATATCATATTTATTATATGCTTTTAACACATCTGCTCCTGTTTTTTTCCATTGCTTATCCTGAACCATTCCTGGAGTTTTTAGATATTTTTTTAATGCCTTACTCATATCATCACATTTTACTAAAAGCGCCGTAAATTCTTTATCGTTATGTGGATGAGCATATTCAACTTCGCTGAGCTCTTCTCTAATGATTTCTTTGAGTTTTGATTTTGTTATTTTTATTTTATTTGCTCCTAGTAAAATACCCTCCAAAATGTTTCCTTTTCCAGGTCGTTGCTGGAATAAATAATCTTGTTAAATCCTTTTGACTAAAGATAGTAACTCCTTTCTTTTCTACCTTCATTACTCTTACATTATCCCTCTTTCCTAACGTAAATATATACCACCCACCTACTTCTAGAGGTTTGGCTTTACTATCTACATATCGTTCAGCTTCATTCAACTTTTGAATTTCTTCTCTAATGATTTCTTTGAGTTTTGATTTTGTTATTTTCATTTTAAAATTCTCCTAAGCTTGTCTTTCTGTGTTTTAACTTCGCCTTTAACAACTTCATCAGATTCTACATTTTCCGAATCTGCTTTTCCGACAAATATATCTCTGCTAAAATCGGTTTCAATTACTTTTCTAGTATCTTCAATTTCTCTAACTTCATTAGCCATTAATGAAGTTTGTTGAAATGATATATCTTTAGTCTCTTTCTTTGATAAATATTTTAATAATATTTTGATACCCAATACAGCTTGCCATAATACTAAACTGTAAAGTATTAAGTGTTCTAAATGATGTAAATGAGGATTCATTTTAAGTTGTTTCCTCCGATATCAATTGTGATTCTTTTAATTCAATAAATTTACAACCAAGAAAACCAATAATTTCTTGTTTTCTTTGTCTATTAACATGATATTCAATACTACATATGTGGTAAGTTATTTTATTCACTAAATTCTTCCTGAATTAACAGTGCTTCATTAAGACATCCACGGGCAACTGCATAATGAGCGTCATTAACAAGTATAATATTAGAAACTGGAATAGGGAAATTTTCCTGATCAAATTGTTCATTTACTATATCTAAAAAACCTTTAACAAGACAAGTTCCCCCACCAAAAACTATAGGTATTGAGCTTTGAAAATTAGGAACATTCTTAGTATTATTAAATTGATTAACTAAATTTACAAACAAATAATTAATAAGCGCTGAATAATAACTCCGTATTGCGTGTAATACATTATACTCGTCTGATTCTTCCTGGTAAATATCGTTTATCGCTGACGCTTTCAAGTCTAATAAATTTGAAGTTTCTTTTATGTTTTGAACTTTTGCAATTGGAACACCTGTGTCCATACTAACATTAGTGTCCACCCAATCTCCACCGCGCGTTACTGAAAACGATACTGCTGTAATTCCAGCGTACATCACACAAATATTGCAGAGTCCAGCTCCCATTGAGATTGCAATTCCAGTTAAATTATTATCAAGTAGTGAATCATATGCCAAAGCTACACCCTCCTCAATCTTTTTTGCTTTATACCCATACCCCTCGATAATTGTTTTCAATACATCTTCATGATAATCAACTCTTCGATTCTGATCAATAGGCTTTGCTGGAACACAATATACGCATATTTCGTCTTTTTCTGCCTTTCCGAGTAATTCACCGATGATTGCGTTGAGAATTGGCAATGAATCTCTCTCGTCTGGATTCAATAATCCAGATTTCATTGGACGTCTCAATTTAGCAGACTGAAATATCTGTGCGTAGTTAAAAGCATGTTGTCCAACGATATGAACTTTACCTGCTTTTTCCACAAATGGAATCTTTTGTCTTTTCAACATTCTTTTTACTTGTTGAGCATCACCATCAACAGTTAAGAATACATTTCTTTGTTTCTTTAATGTATCTTCTGTAGCTGCTATGTAGTAACTTGTACCACAGTCAAGACCTTTTGCCATTATTGTATCTCCTGTAACTTTTTTAAGAGTAACCAAATTCCTAATATTATTTGCCAAATGAGTAAACTGTATATTAGTAGTTCTGGCATGCTACATTGACAATCCTACTTTACCTGTCATCAAGTCCCATATATATTCATCTGAGTTCTGCATTGCTTGCGATTTTAAATATTTCTCAAATCCCTTATGTTTTTTTGAATACTCTTTGAAAACTTTCATATTGGCTTTTCGACATTTATTAAAATTTGGACCAATTTCTTGTAAGAAATCATATACTACATCATCTAACTCTGCCTCATTCAACAATTCTTCTCTTATAATCTCTTTTAATTTACTTTTTGTTAGTTTCATTTTCGTAAACTCCTCAGTTTATTTATTCTTAATCATATCCCCAAGTGAAGGAATACCATTCACAACATTACCAATGTCTTTCAATCGTTTCTTTGGTCGTCTATCCATAGATTCTTTTGTTGATTTGACTGCCTTTGTGATAGCTTTTCTTTTCTTATGAATATATTCATCACTATCATCAGTATCACCGTCATTATCGATGTCTTTATCTTCTCTATCTTCAAAGTCATCTTCTGGTTCAACTTCATCTGTATCAACTGGGTCAAGTGCTTCGTCAATAACTTCTCGAATTATTTCTTTTAGCTTTGATTTTGTTATTTTCATTTCGTTTGCTCCTTAATCGGTTTCTTTGTCCGCTTGCCAGTTTTTGTCTACATAGTTAAACAGTTCTTTTTTCTTTTCATCGTCAACATTATCAATATCTCCCGGATCAATTCCAAATTTCTCGCACGCTTTTCTAAAGAACGCTTGATATTCTTCCTTATCTCCAGATTCTTCGTTAATTTCATAGTAGCGATTTAAAATATGTCCAGCATCTTCGTACAAAGCTTGAAGCCGTTGATTTACAGAATGAGCTTCAGTAGCTGTTTTCTTAAACTCTTTAACGATTCCTGATAAAGATTTCATGTTACGGTTAACGGAAACCTTATCAAACCAACCATCTGTTTCAGACAAAATATGAGAATGAGCTGATTCTGCAATTTTAACCAACTGTTCTGCTATTTCAAGAATTGAATGCTCTGAATATAGTTTCTTTCCTACAATACTATATTGAGATACACCTTCAATAACTTCACGTTTATTGATTTTTGGTTGTTCATCTTCAAATACTTCATAAAGTAGTTCTTTTAGTTTTGTTGTCATTGCCTTTCTCCTAATTAATCTTTGAGTTTTGATTATAATTGTTTCTCTAATTTATTCAATGTTCGCTTAATCCAATCTACCAATTTACCTAATTCTGTATAAGTTTTCTCTGGCTCAATACTGAATTCTGCTTTATTCAAGGCAACCTGAATTCTTTTTTTTGCATTATCTAATTCTTTTTTTAGATTACGGTCATCATATTCATTCAACAATTCTTCTCGAATCATCTCTTTGAGTTTTGTTTTTGTTAGTTTCATTTTGTTTCTCCTATACTGTTAATATAATATATCTTATTACGGCGCCTATCAAAACAGTATATACAATCCATAATGCTTTATTAACGCCGCCCTTCCACATCAACAACGATTTCATGTTATCGAAAGCGTCTTCAATTTCTGCTTTTCTATTTTCCCAATATCGCCTATCTTCGGTATTCTTATTTACTCGAACAATAACGCCTTTATCGGGATCGAGTAGCTGTTTCTTAATAATCCGTAAATCATCTTTTAGGTCGTCTTGACCTTCTTGTAAATTTTCGATAGCATTCTTAATCAATAATAATTCACCATTCGGTGTCCTTTTCTCAATTTCAGTCAAGGCTTCAAGAATTTCTTTATTTGTCACTCTCGTTTTATTCGCCATTTTAGTATCTCCTTAGTTTACCTTTTGATATATACTTTCTAAATTTATCTCTTACTTTTAACCACAATTCTTTTATAAAATCAAACTCATATCCATGTCCAACACTAAGATATTTTATATTTACAGTTCTTGCAATATCCATTGGATCATATTTTCCGGTTTTAACTCCATTTACCATTTCTTTAATAATTTTATGTGAAGCTTTTCTAAGATATGAAGTCCAGCGCGATGCTTCTTTTAACAAAATATCATGTGCTTCTGGACTACTGAATCCCTGTCCTGGCATTGCCTCATCAATCTCGTCATTAATTAAAGCTTTTACTGGAGACGAATCAATTTCATTCTGTATTTGCTCTAATAATGAAATTGTAATCTCTTTTTGCTTTTTCTTTTCTTTCTTTACGTCGAGATTATGCATCTGCTTCATCATTTTTTTGTATTTCAACTTTATTCTCCGTGCATAATAGAATTAATAATTGATTCAGCTTTACACCACTTTCCACAAGTCCTGCCCTGTTGATGCTCTTTGCCCTCTTTAAGTGGTGCCATGAAAGCTCCATGTGTACTTGGGTTGCTGACGAAATCGAAGGCAATTAATTCGAAGTCGGGCTGAACTTCAACTGTATTATCCTCAGCGATTTCCTTAACTGAACCCAATCCCCGACTCGATATTCCGAGCTTAATCCCAGATTTAAATAGCTCTTTCAAAATATTTCCAGACGGAGTTCCTAAAACTTCAACAGTACCGACCAAATCATTTCCGCTCCAATGCATTTCAAGAATATTATGTGATGCGTTTTGAAGATTGACAACAGATGAATCAGGATGATCAAGTTCCCCCAATGCTCTACGTTCTTTGATCTGAACTCCGGAATATTTCTTTGCTTCTCGCATTAAAGTTTCACGGGGATAAACCCGTCCATTCTGATTTTTTGCTTCTGCACGTTGTAATACTCCAGAAACTACTAATTTTCCATTGTTCTTTGATAACGATTCATTAATTTGTTTTGGTGTTACATTAAATGGAATGTAATCTACTAGTATTTTGCGATTATCCATTTTAAATTCCCCCTCGATAAACAAAATTAACAACAGAGCCTGCGCTTCCGCTCCACGATGTAGGTGAAATTTCAAAACGACGCTCTAAATTTCCTTCAAATACGGCGGTACTTGTTGAACCAGTATCAAATGTTAATGATGGTGCCTCACTCCTTGTGTAAAATGTAACGTACCCACTCCCAGAACCAAACTCGAAGGAAATATCACCATCTCCCTCATTTGCAATATAAACCCATATTGGTCTATCTACAACCGCCATAGCAGCTGGTGACGTTACTTGCTGGAACGCCCTTGTTGGTAAACTTTTTGGTGATGACTTTGTATTGTCATCTGGATCTGCTTGGTATCTTCCCATTATTATTCTCCGTTATTTCATTTTTTGTAAAATTTTAGTTATACGTTCAGCCATATCGATAAAGCCCGGGAGACTTCTGATGTAAGTTTCAGCCCATTTTTCAGGATTCTTTGCGCGCGTGATAGCTATCTCTAAATCATCTATCGCATTAACTATTACTATACCAGCATCGTCTGGGTCGATATATCTTTCATTCAGTAATTCTTCTCTTATCATCTCTTTTAGTTTTGATTTTGTTAGTTTCATTATTTTACCTCCAACTTGTTCGTTTAATCCAGATATCCCTTATAATTGAAGCGACTTCATCTCTTATAAGTTTTCTTATGAGCTTTACATCATTGCTCTCTAATTCTTCGTTAACAAATTCATATCCAACCGCATCTAAAGCCGTTTTCATTTTCTTTTTCTTCTTTTCTTCATCATCCGAAAAGGCATGTGGTGTGCTATATCCATCAACATCACCAGTTGTAGTAATTTCTTCAAGGTCATCTTCCTTTTCTTTCATATACTCGTCTAATACACCGCGAATAAATGATCTCAACTGAGATTCTACTTTTTCGTTCATGTCTTTTTCAACTCTTTAAGTAATTCATAATACCTCATCAGCTGAATTACTGACGAGTCTTTTGTAACTCTTGAATGGTGTGTATTGCAAAATTTATCAATTGAGTTAACGGCTTCATTTAACTTAATTTTTGTTATTTTGTCATCAATTTTCTTTCCATATTTTTTGAGTTCATTTTTGACTTTAGGAACTTGCTCTTCAAAATATTCTTTTAATGAATTTGTTCCGGAAATATTATTGATATATGCCCTTAAAAGTTTTTTCTGACTGGAATCTAAATGAGAATATTTTTGATTGAATTTTTCAAGTAAAATACGATAGGAAATCATTCTTAGATCTTCATCATCAGGTAATTTTGAATCTATAGTCTGAGAAAGCTGTATAGTTTCTTTCGTTGTTATATTTTCAATCAAATTAAAATAGGATGTAGTCTTTTCTGCTGGAGATAATGCATTTTTTTCTTCAAAGAGCTTATATATTGATGCATAAATTATATAATTTGAGACTTTTGAAGAGAGAAATTTACCTAAATCATATTTACTACGAATTTCTTTAATGAGATTGAACTTTTCTCTCTTTAACCTCTTAATATCTATCTTCTCTCGCGCTTTAATAACTTCAGAAATGAAAAATTCTGCTTTTTTGTCACTATCGAACTTCTTATTAACTAAAAAATTATACAGAGCCCATTCTTTTCCCAGTTCTGTCTTCTCATTAAATCGTTTCTTAATAATACCTAAAGCAAAGCTTTTACCAGATTCATTAAGTACATCTGATGTTACTTGTCTTAATAGGAATTCGAAGAGAAGCCCGGTATTTCTAATTTTGTTATGCTTCACTTTTTTGTTACTCATAAGTTATCTCCAATAATTCAGCAAAAATATAGTTTTTCATATATAAATATGATGAAATTATATTTTCTAGTATGATTATTATGCCTCCTCTTCAACAAAAAGTAAATCTTCGCTTAAAAGTCCGCTTTTCTTTTCTTGATTTTTGAATTTTTTCTTTAGCTGATCTAACAATCCTTCTGACTTTACAATAGTTGATCCTTTTCCTAGATATAATGGACTACCACCTTTAAATTCTCGTTTTCCAAAGTGTTCACGCTCATATTTTGTAGCATCTTTCCTATCCTTCGATGTAGCGTTTCCAAAATCATGATGTGAATATTGTGGATCTTTCTCTGATCCTCCCCAATCACCCTTCAGTGATGATGCTCCATTCTCATCATCGTCATCGACTTTTTCTCCAGTTTCAAAAGGATCATTACCCTCATCTTCAATTTGTGTATGCCTGAATTTCTGTTTTGAATCTGCAGCTATCTCACTCATCAGTTTTTTCTTCTGATGTTCATTTAGGTCGAATATATTTTCATATATCCAATTCTGTGAAAATAGCTTATTTTCTATTGCACTCTGTGCGATATCAACTTGCTGATTTAACAATTCAAGTTTCTCTTGCTCATGTATCATTGATGGATTTGTTAATCGAAGATCAAAATTCAATAATTCCACACCGCTGAATCCCTGAGTATATAAATGAATAATTGCGATCTTTTCGAGTTCAGCCACAACAATTTTCTGTAAACGCTCAATTGTCCTAGCAAAGCGAACATCTTCTGCTGCAAGCGTGCTGTTTTTTATAATGATACCTGTACTTAGAAGATAGTTATGATTCTCGTTATCCACTTCCATGTTATATGTATCAACTCTTTCGTTTAACCATTCAACTCTAACAACTTTATGGTTAT